AAAAAGATTTCATAGACTTGTGGTATTACCTGACTATCAAGGAATAGGATTAGGTATTAAAGTGCTAAACTTTACAGCTAAACTTTTAAGGAAAGAAGGCTACAATGTTCATATACGAACAAGCAATCCAGCAATGATAACAAGTCTGTCAAGAAGTTCAAATTGGATTTGTTTTCATAAAGGCAGAGTTGGCAGGCAGAAGGGCGCTCCTTTCAGGTTGTATCATAGTGATTCTTCAAGAAGACTTACGACTGGTTGGAAATATGTAGAAAGGCGGGTTGAAATAAATGCCTGATTTATGGGATAAACTGCCAGAAGAAACCCCTCAAAACTATGAAGCCTTCCTTTTATATCTTGAAAGTCCCACCAGAGATTTTGAAAAAATTGCTAAGAAAGCAGGAGTAACTGGTTCTACTGTTAGGATATGGGCGAAAAAGTATAACTGGATAGAAAGAGCACTTGCTTATGATAATCATAAATCCGAGCTTCTGTCTTCAAAAAGAGAAAAGATGATAGAAGAACATGCCTATTCATTTGTTCGTGAGCTTGAAAACAGAATAAAGATGCTTCTGCTATCATCTGGTATTTATATGAAAAGGCTGAAAGAAGGCGGATTGAAAGAGCTTGAAAGACTGCCACTTAGAGAACTCAGGAATGTAGCAATGGAAGACCTTGATATGCTCAAGTCCTATCTGAGGACCTATAGGGATTTTATAGACCTTACGCCAGAAGGACGGGCTATTAAGCAATCAGAACTTGCCAGTGATAAGATACAGATTGTTATCAATTCGGCAGAAGCGCCTAAAATAGAAGTCAATAGCGAGGTAATAGATAATGAGAAAGATAAAAATCTCTTAGAAGACCAGACACAGGAAACAGAGGATGAAGATAGAACTGAAGGCAACGAGACTATTCTACAAGAATCTTGAAGCTAAAGGCAGAATAGTTGTAAATATGGGTGGAGCTGGAGCGGGTAAAAGCTGGGCAATACTTCAGCTTTTGCTCTATAAGTTTCTTACTGAAAAAAATAAACGGATATTGATTGTCAGGAAAACACTTCCATCCTTACGAGTATCTACACTTGATGATTTTGAACATTTGCTTGATAGCATGGGGGTAAGACCCCTTATTACTGTAGAAAAGCAGTTTTTAAACTATAAATATAAGGATAATCTTATCCATTTTGCCTCAATAGATAATCCAGAAAAGATAAAATCCTCTAAGTGGTCTTATATATTCATGGAAGAGGCAAATGAGTTTTCCTATGGAGATTACTCAATGTTGAAACTGAGGTTGAGACACCCCTCTATAGATGGTAAAAGAAATCAGATTTTTATTGCATTCAATCCTATAGATGAAAAGCACTGGTTGAAATATAAGCTAATTGATAAAGAACAAGACCTTACATTTATTCATTCTACATATAAAGATAATTCATTTTTGGAACAGGACTATATTGATATGCTTGAAAGCATACCTGACCCCAATCAGTATAGAGTGTATGTTCTTGGCGAATGGGGCAGACCTACACATCTTATATTTCAGAACTGGCAAACTGTGGCAAGAACTGATTTCCCTGATGAAACCATGTATCATGTCATCTATGGTGTGGATTTTGGCTATTCTGCGCCATCAGCAGTTGTCAGATGTTATGTTCCTAGAAATCCTGAAACTGAAAAATCTGTCTATGTGGAAGAAATTCTTTATAAAGTAAATCTTACAAATGAAGAACTAATAGCCGCTATTAAAAAAGTCATTTCTGAAGAACACTACCAAATGCCCTTCTATTGTGATAGCGCCGAGCCAGATAGAATTAAAGAATTCAGACAAGCAGGAATAAATGCCAAAAAAGCATACAAAGATGTCAGATTGGGGATAGATATACTGAAAAGATACAACATCAAAATACTTGATAATTCTAAAAATCTTATCAGGGAGCTGAGGGGCTATCGCTATAAGTTGGATAAAGATGGCGACCCTGTAGAGGAGCCAGACAAAATCTGTGATAGTCATGCTATAGATGCTATGCGATATGCCTGCGCCACAAGTCTGAGGAAAGGAGCTATAAAATCTTTAAGAGTTCTGTGGGTGTGATGTTTATCAATGATAATTGAAAGCATTTTCAATAAAGTAGATATATGAATGATGAAAAAGTGCGCAGTTATAATTGAAGTTCCAGAAGCATATTGCAACGACTGCTCTTATATCAAATACTACGAGGACGATAAAGCAGTCTGTGGGTTGTTTTTTGCGCCTCTTGAACTTGTAGGAAACCTTTACTTGCCATGTAGCAAGTGTTCAGAAAGGAGAATTCATTAGTGAGTTTTTTATCAAACCTGTTCGGTAGAAATAAAGTAGAGAAAAAAACAACCCCATCAATTGGTAATGACCCCAATTTCTTCAAAAGCATTCGTGTTCTTCTTGCATCTCAGGATACAGTAAAAACTCCTTATCAGCAGTCTATCTGGGCTTATGCTTCTATTAAAACTATTGCCCAGAATATTGCTCGTGTTCCTTTAAAGCTGTATGAAAAGGATGAAAATGATGAAAAACATCCACTTAGAAGGCGGGAAATCAAAAGTGGCGAGCTTTATGATGTTCTGACAAAACCAAACCCTCTAATGACAGGCAGAGCATTACTTGAAGCCACAGGCATTTTTCTTGAACTATACGGTGAAGCCTTCTGGATACTTGACAGAACATCCCCTACAGAGGTTCCCAAAGAAATCTGGATATTTGAGCCTACAAGATTTAAAGAAATCATTGAAGATGGTAAACTTGTAGGCTGGAAGTATAAAAATGGCTCACAAGAGATAGATTTTGACCTGCATGAAATTCTTTTCTTTAGATATTTCAACCCACATAATGATGTCAGAGGAATGTCCCCAACTACACCTGCGCAGTTAAGCATTGACCAGGATTACTTCGCAGGTGAGCACAATAAAACATTCTTTAAAGAGGGTGTAACTGTAAGTGGTATTCTTACCTTTAAAAATGAACTTACAGATGAGGCATTCAATAGAGTAATAAGACAGATAGAAGACAGACATAAAGGGTATTCAAAAGCGCATAAGATACTCATAGTTGAAGGTGAAACAGATTTCAAACCACTTACTGTGTCTCAGAAAGACCTTGATTTTGTAAATCTTAAAAAAGTTATGAGAGAAGAAATTTTCTCTGCATACAGAACTAATCCTGTAGTTCTGGGATTTTATGATGATACACAAAGTTATGAAGGCATTCGTGCCGCTCATCGTGCTTTCTGGATAGAGACATTAGTTCCTAAGATGAAGTATATAGAAGACATCCTTAATCATCAATTTATTGCAAAGATAGGCAATGGTAGATATGTTGTTGAATTTGATTTCAATTCAATTGAAGCTCTTAGGGAAGACTTTTATCGTAAGGTAGACACTGCATACAGACTGTGGCAGATGGGCTATCCAATTAATATGATTAATAAAAGGCTTGATCTTGGTATGGAAGAGGTTGTTTGGGGCGATGTCTGGTGGGTTGATATGAATAAAGTTCCTGTAGATAGTGCAGAACAGACTACTAATACAGAAGAAGATAGTAAGCAATTTGTGGGGCTGATAAGTTATATGGTGGAATACGAAGGCAGAATACAGTCAAAACTCAGCAGATATATATTTGAACAAAGAAAAGCAGTTCTTAAAGCTATCAATGAAGGACAGGATTATAAAAAGATGATGAATGGAATATTCCAGCCTAATGGTTACAAAAATCTCAAAGACATGATATTCCCCATCTATGCTGATTGTTATGTATCTGGCGCAACATCTATGTATGAGCATTTAAGACTTGCTATTGGTGATACTTCACCAAGTAAAGCCTTACATGAGAGAGCCGAGCTTATTGCTAAGTCCATAGATGGTATTATGCAGAAATTGGTTTTAAAGACAATTCAGGAAAGCAAATCTGACCTTATTGACGAAATCAAAAAGGTCTTTAATCTGCTTCATTCCAAGATAAGCATTATAGCCAAGAAAGAAGCCACAGGTATCCTGAATCTGGCAAGATATGAAGTCATAAAAAATGTTGGAATAACTCATTATAAGTGGCTATGTTTTGATGAATATCACAGAGACAAGCATGGTAAAGTCTTTACAATTAATAATAAATATACAGTAAGATTTCCATGTGATTTGAAAGATACTTCGGTAGAATGCAAATGTATAATCGTTCCATTAGTGAAAGGAGGTATATAAAATGTCAATAGTAAGAAAGGTTTTTACAGGGCAGATTAAGTCAGTAGATGAAGAAAACTTTACGGTTGAGGCGGTCATTTCTGATGAAACTGTGGACAGATACAATGATGTAATACTTGTAGATGCCTGGAAAAAGGGGCTTAAAAACTACAAGAAGCATCCAGTGCTGGTCAGTTCACACAATTATTCCCAGCTTAAGGCACAGATAGGTGTGGCTGAGAAAGTGTGGATTGATGAGGAAAATCGCCAGTTAATGGCTAAGTTTAAATACTTTGTTGGTGAAGGAAATGAAGAAGCAGACTGGGGATTCACTCTTGCTAAAAAAGGGGTGGCTGCTTTCAGTGTAGGATTTATCGCAAAGGACTACACATTTGACAAAGAGGCAATAGCTGAGCTTATTGGAAACAAAAAAGACCTTCCTGATAGGCTCTTTACAGATGTAGAACTGCTTGAAGTATCACAGGTGCTTATTCCTGCCAATCCTTCAGCACTTGCCAAGTCAATTGAAGCAGATGAGGAAGACCCTGCTATTAAGTGTGTCTGTAAACAGCTTCTTAGTAAGATTGAAGATGGTGAGATTGAAATAGAAGAAGAATTTAGAGGGGTTGTCCCTTATAAGAAGTATCCATTAATGGATAAAGGCAAGAGATGGCGCGGTAGAGATGCTGAAAGAAGGCTTAGAAAGTGGGCATCTTCAGATGGCTCAGACAAGAAGAATAGTATGGATTGGGCAAAATACAGAAAAGGATTTCTCTGGTATGATGAGGAAAATGCTGATAACTTTACAGC